TACGGCGGTGGCGTGCAGTCAACTGCGGCGCTCGTACTCGCCGCGCAGGGCGTCATCGACTTCCCGCTCTTTCTCTTCGCCAACGTCGGCGACGACAGCGAGCGCCCGGAGACGCTGGCCTTCGTGGCTGAGGTGGCGCGGCCGTTCGCGGCGGCGCACGGCATCGCGTTGGTCGAGGTCTCGGCGAGCGAGACGCTGTTCGCTCGCACGCTGCGCAATCGCCGCAGCGTGCCGATCCCGGTGCGCATGAGTGGCTCAGGCGCCATCGGCACCCGGCAGTGCACGCAGCGGTTCAAGATCGCTCCGGTGGCCGCGGAGCTTCGCCGGCGCGGCGCCACCATCGCCGAGCCAGCCACGCTGGGCTTAGGCATCAGCGTCGACGAGTGGTCGCGGATGCGCAACTCTGCGCCGGTGGCCTACGAAATCCTGGCCTATCCGCTGATCGACTTGCGTCTCGATCGGCAGGCGTGCCGCGCCGTGATCGCGCAGGCCGGCCTGCCGGTGCCACCGAAGTCGAGTTGCACGTTTTGCCCGTTTCACACGATGGCCGAATGGCGCGACCTGCATCGACGCGATCCCGCCCGGTTCGCCCAGGCGTGCGAGTTGGAGCAGGCGAAGAACGCAGATCGGGCGGCGATGGGACGCGATGCGGTGTGGCTGAGCCCCGCGCTCAAGCCGCTGCGCGAGGCGGTGGAGGATGGGCAACTGCCCTTGTGGCCCGACGATGCCGGCTGTGATGTCGCGGGGTATTGCCATGTCTGAGTTCAAGGCGATGGGTGACGTGCTCGATGCCACCCGGATGAACGAGCGCAGCAGCGACCTGCAGCAGCGGCAGCACGCCGGCCTGCCGCAGCCGATGATCATCACCGTGCCGGGTAGCCGCGGTCAGCCGCCGCTCTACCTGAACCCCGCCGAGGCCGCGGCCAACGGGCTGCGCCACGCCACCAACCCGTACACCGGCGCCCGCACGCCGCAGTTCGGGCTCTGGCAGCACGGGGAGGACTGGGTCTACCCACCCTGGCACCACCCGGAGGATCTCGACGGCAGCCGCTACCGGCGCGAGCTGGGTGAACTGCGCCAGCAGCATCGCGACTGGCTCAAGCGGCAGGACGGCCGGCCGGCTGCTGCGGTGCGAAGGCGTTTCGAGGATGACTGAGTTGCGGGGGCTGCTGTGGCGGGTGCAGATCACGGCGCCGGACGGCAGGAGCGATATGGGGGCGTTCGAGATTTTTGGCGATGTCGAGGTGCCACGAGAGCGGATCGCCGAGGCACTCGCTGAGATCGCGTGGCGGATCGCGATGGACCTTGCCGCGGTCGCGCCGCCGGAGGGCGATGATGGGTGAATCCTTCCGCTGCACGAAGTGCGGCACGCCGTTTGAGTTCGTCGACACCGTCACCGGCCGCGCCATGCCGGTGGAGTTGGCGCCGCATCCAAAGGGCAACATCGTCATCAGGAACGGCGTCGCCGAGGTGCTGAAACGCGGCGACCCGCGGTGGGGGACGGTCGATCCTGGTGAGCTGCGCATCAGTCACTTTGCGAATTGCGCGTACGCCCGCGACTACCGCAAACGGCACCCAAAGGAGCCGAGTCGTGGAACCTGAGCCCGACGAAACCGTGCGGGACTGTTTTGCTCACGTCTTTGAGGCCGAGGTGGCGCTGCGCAACGCCATCCGGGCTGGGCTTGACGACAGCGAGGCGATCATCGTGCTGGCGCACTTGATTGACGCCCTGCAACAGGTGGAGGTGGCGCAGAACACCCTGATGGGTGTTGATGACGAGGAGCGCGAGGCGAGGACATGACCCTGGCCCAGCGCAGAAGCACATGGCTCTTTGATCGCGGGAAGTTGGTTGAGATTGAAATCGACACGTTGCGACGGGAGGGCGATGCCTGCCCGCGATGCGCGTGCGATGGACCGGACGGGTTGGAGCCGATCTGCTTCTACGACGAGTTGGGTCGTGAGGTTGACGGGTTGCTGTGTCCCAACTGCGAATGGCGGGGGCTGCCATGACCCGCAAACCGATCACCTTCGCCGGTGAGGCCGCCAAGTACCGCATGGACCACGTCGAGGGCTGGCTGCGTGATGCTGAGCGGGTTTGCCGCGAGACCGCGGAGGCTCTGGTACGGCAGGCTGATTCCTGCGCCCTGGCGGCGGCCACCGTCGCCGAATACCGGCAGCTCATGGACGAGCTGGAGGAGGTTGAGGCGTTGGCCGGTGGGCCGGCGAGGCTGCGCAAGGAGTCGGTGGCGTGACCAAAGACGAGGTGATTGATGTGCTGGCCCGGCTGTGTCGGGAGGCACCGTTCGGGGTGGAGAATCAGACGCCCTGGGAACTCCTGCCCGAGCAGACCCGCCAGGTTTGGCGAGAGGCCGTCGCCTGCCAGCAATGGCCGCTGATGGTGGACTTCGTGGCTGAGTGGATGCAGAACTGGTATGGCGCCGGCGCTCCGCCAATGTCGATGCCGAGGGAGTGGCACGAGGAGATGGGCGCATGAACCGGGATGACCTGACCTGGTGACATGGGATGAGTGAGCCGGCCGTTATCGTCGTACGCATGCTGCCGCCGCGGGAGGTCTCGCCCAACGGCGGGTGGTCGTGGCGCGAACGGCATCACGCCCGGCAGGAGTTGCGCGCCGCGGCGGCGATGGCGACGCGCTACGAATCGACTGGCACCGAGCCGTTCGTGGGCAATCTTGCCCCGGTGACGCTCGAGGCCGAGATCGCCTGGTGTTGCGGGCGCAAGACGATGGACCCCGACAACGCCGCCGCGTGCCTCAAGAGCCTTCAGGATGGCATCGCCGATGTGCTGTGGGATGGGCAGGATCGGCACGTCACCATCGGAGAGGTGACGCAAATCCGCGGCGAGGGCGTCGTGACGGTGAGGCTGCGGCAAGACTGACACGGGTGTCTGCTATGATCGGGCGGACACACCGTCACCTCCAGATCGGGTGCACTCCATGACCACGCTTGAGAGACTCCTGGCGGATCGCGACGACGTGCAGGCTCTGTACGATCACGCAAGTATCCGCAGCGCTGCACTGGCGAGCTTTACCGAGCAGCTTGATGATGCCCTGCAGAACCTCCAGGTCGACGAAGCGTTGACGGTCGTGTTCCGCATGGACATCATCGGCCGTAATGGTCGCGTTCGCTCGTGGCGCGGCAATCAACGCAACATGCCGGAGTACGCCGCGTGGCGGCAGGCCGTCTATGAGCGAGATGGCTTTCGGTGCCAGGAGTGTGGTGGGGAGGGGCCACTCAACGCGCACCATGTGCGATCGTGGGCGGGATTTCCCGAGTTGCGATTCGACGTGGAGAACGGCATCACCCTGTGCCTTGCGTGTCACGAAGTACGCCACCCCCAGATGCGGTTTCGTCGCTATGGTGCGAAGAACTAAGTACACGCCGGCGAGGCGGGACATGGTGATCGAGGGCGTTCGGCGTGGGTTGACCTATCGCCTCGCTGCCGCTCGAGCCGGGCTCCATCAAGACACCATCACCGACTGGAAAGCCAAGCACTCCGATTTTTCCGAACGACTCTTCGTGGCCGAAGCTGAGGCGGCACAAGAGGCGCTCGACAAAATTCGCAAGGCATCGGACGACGATTGGCGAGCCGCTGCCTGGATTCTGGAACATCGCCATCCCGCCGATTTTGGCAAAACCGTGCAAGAGACCCAGCACACCGGAAGCGCCGAGGCGCCCGTCGCGATCCGTCTGGTGCGTGAGTGATGGTCGCCCAGGCGGTCGAGCGCGACGTCGGGCTCTACGCCCAGCAATTCGACTTCGTCGAGGACGATCACCGCTTCGTCGCCTTCATCGGCGGCCGCGGCAGCGGCAAGACCTACGCCGGATCGTGGAAGGCCGCCAACCGGGCGATGCGCGGCGAGCTGGGCATCATCGCCGCCCCGAACTTCCCCATGCTCGAGTTCGGCGCCAAACGCGCCTTCGTCGATCGCCTCGAGGAGATGCGGATGCCCTACGTCTACCAGGGACAAAAAGGGCTGATCAGCATCCCCGGCACTGGTGCTGAAGTCCGTTTCGCCACGCTGGAGAACGAGAGCCGGGTGCGCGGTCCCAACTACGCCTGGGCGTGGCTCGATGAGTTTGAGTACCTCGCCGACGCCGGCGTGTGGCGAGCGCTCAAGGGCTCGGTGCGAGCCGGGGCCAAGCCGCAAATCTTCGGCACCAGCACGCCAAAAGGACGCCGCCTCGCCTATCAGGAGTGGGTCGTGGGCGGCACCGAGCAACACGCCCTCTACCGCGCCAGCAGCTATGACAACCGCTACATCGACGCCGAGGCGTTTGTGCGCTCCCTCGGCTACACGGGGGCGTTTCTGGAGCAAGAGGTCTACGCCCAGTTCGTCGGGTTTGAGGGGCTCGTCTGGCCGCAGTTCCGACGGGAGTTCGCCGTCCGCGCCGTCGATGCCGCGGGCTGGCGCGCCGTGCTCGGTGTCGACATCGGCACCCGCAACCCCACCGCCATCCTCACCGTGCGCCGCGGCGGTGACGCCCGCCACGTCGAGGCCGAGGTCTACCGGGCCGGCCTGAGCAGCGAGGAGATCATCACCGCCATCGAGGCCGCGGCCGATCGCGTCAGTCCCGACGCCATCCTGCTCGATCCGAGTGGCGCCGGCTACATCACCACACTCCGGCAGCATGGCTATCCGGCTCGCAAGGCGAACAACGAGGTCGCCTTCGGCATCGGCCGCGTCGCCACCGCCTTCGCCGATGGCATGACGATCGACCCGTCCTGCGTCAACCTGATCTCGGAGCTGGAGAGCTATCACTACCCGGACAACCGCACCGAGGTCGACAAACCCGTCAAAGAGTTGGATCACGCCTGCGATGCGTTACGCTACGCGATAGCCTCGGAGTCGGCCCCGATCCCACTCGTGGCGGCGGGCTCGGTCGTCGGCACCTACTTCGGCCGAGCCAATCTCAGCGAGGATGACGAGTCATGGTGATGCGGGATTTACTGCTCACGTCGCTGATTGCGTCGCTGCTCACTCCACGTTGCCCATCGCACATTGCCCGGTTCGTAGTGGCCGTCGACATTGATGCGATCAAGGGTGTGTCGTGGCGAGGGAGCAAGGCCCACATCAGCGAAGAACGCCGCGAACGAGGTCATCCATTCGTCGCAGACCCGGATGCCGCGAGCGCCGTACAGGCGATACTTCGGGCTCCTGGGGTCGGTGCAGCGCACTTTCATGTTCTGCCACGCGACGTATTCCTTGGTGCGCGTCTTGCCGTGGATGTGGTGCGGCATGCCGCTCGCACGCCACTCCCGGCTATAGCAGCCGCAACTCCGCGAGCGCCCTTCGCGCAGCAGGCCACCATCAATGACGACCTCCGCACCGCAGTCGCAATGACACCGCCAGAGCGTACGCCTGGGCTTGCTTGGGTCAACGGTGCGCTCAATGACTTCCAGCCTGCCAAAGCGCTGGCCCGTCAAATCAATGAACCGCATAGGAGCGCCCTCTCATGGTGATGCGTGTGGCCTCGAGCGTGATTGGCCCCCCGGACGTCGGGCCGGAACTGCGGATGTTTGCCGAGCAAGCGCAGATGCGGCCACTCGGCGACACGGGGTTGCAGCGGTGGGGCGGGGTTTTGTACGAGGAGCCCGTGAGCGCACTCTCCGGGCAGCGTTGGTTTCGCATTGTGCGCGAGATGCGGCTCACATCCCCGATTATAGCTGGAATGCTCTTCGCCATCGAGATGCTGATCCGCCGCGCCGAGTGGGTGATCGACACGCCGGACGAGGAGGATGGCACCGAAGCGAAAGACGTCGCGGATTTCGTCGAGTCGTGTCGCTACGACATGCGCACCACCTGGGAGGACACGCTGGCGCAAATCCTGTCCTTCCTGCCCTATGGGTTCAGCTTGTTCGAGGTGGTGTACAAGCGCCGGCTTGGTGCCGAGGGCGATCCGCTCAGCAACGCCGACGACGGCCTGATCGGGTGGGACGAGTGGAGCCCGCGCAGCCAGGAGACGGTGGTGCGCTGGTACTTCGACGACGGCGGCCACGCCATCGGCTTCGAGCAGCAGGTGCCGTCAACCGCCAAGTCGGTCGACATCCCGCTCAGTCGCTGTCTGCACTTTCGCTCCGGTGGCTACAAGGGCTCGCCGGAGGGCGAGTCGATTCTGCGGGCGGCCTACATCGACTGGGATGCGGTCGGCAAGATCCAACTCACCGAGGCGATCGGCATCGAGCGCGATCTGGCCGGCCTGCCCGTCTTTCGTATCCCGGCAGAGCTGCTCGATACCGACACCACCGGGGCCAGGCGCGAGGCGTTCAACAGCTTCAAGAAGATCGGCAACAACCTGCGCCGCGGCGACCAGGCCGTGGTGATCCTGCCGTCTGAGGTGGACCCGGAGACGAAGGCGCCGCGCTACAGCCTCGACTTGCTCAGCTCCGGCGGGCAGCGCCAAATCGACACCAGTGGGGTGATCAACCGCCGCACGCGGCAGATGACGCAGAGCATCCTGGCCGACTTCATGATGCTCGGCCAGACCGCCACCGGCAGCTTCGCCCTCTCCGAGGACAAGACGACGCTCTTCATGACGGCGATCAGCGCCTGGCTCGATGCGATCGCCAATATCATCAACGACCAGGCGATCAAACCGCTGCTGCGCGTCAACGGCATTGATGCGGCGCTCACGCCGATCCTGCGCCCCGGCCCGCTCGATGAGGTCGACCTGCCGGCCCAGGCGCAGTACTTCACCGCGCTCTGGCCCGCCATCCAGACGCTCGATCGGCAGGACCAGATCAACATCATGGGCTATCTCGCCGACATCGCCGACTGGCCGGATATCACCACCGAGCCCGAGGCGGCGATGGCGGTGCTGGGCGCACCGCCGACCGGCCCGACCGGACCAGCAGCGGCCGCACCCACCGGGCCATCGGGGCCGACTGGTCCCACCGGGCAGACGGGAGTGATCGCATGACCACCGACTGGCGCTCGCACGTCTCGCCGCTCGACGCGAAAGTCGACGGCTTTCTCCAGCCCTCCCCGTGGTCGCAAGGCCAGACCGCGCCGGTGTCGCTCGACGTGACGGCCTATCTGGGCCAGGGCGAGAGCGTCACGAATCCCACCTCCATCCTGCGCAAGCTGCCCGACACCACGGAGCAGGACTACACGGCGGTCGACGAGTTGCTCGACGGCGCCCCGAGCGTGGTGGGCAAGATCATCCATCAGCCGCTGCAGGGGCTGGTCCGCGGCGAGGTCTACCGCTGGGAAGCGCAGTTCGGCGCCGTCGACAATCGCCGCAGCCGCAGCCTGATGGTCATCGCGGTGGAGTGATGCCACTCGTCATTGCCGATGGCGTGCAGACCGCGGATGGTGAAGTCGTCACCGACGCGGACCTGGCGGTGCTGCGCGACACGCAAGTCGACGTCTGGGCGCGGGAGTTGGCCCAGATCGCCATCGACGAGCTGCACGAGGATGCCGTCGTGGTCGGGATCGACTTCCCGGTGAGCGACGTGATCAGCTTCGGCAACCGCTTTCACCAGCGCGTCGGCGAGATCCTCGATGCGGCCTTTACCTGGGCACGGGGCGGCGCCGCCGAGGTCACGCCCAAAGACGAGCAGACGATCACGGCACTGATCACCGAGCAGCAAACGTATGCCGGCGGCTTTATCTCGGCCATCGCCCGCGGCGTGCTGAGCAAAGCCGAGGCGGTGGCGCGAGCGGCGATGTACGCCGGTGCCGCCATCGAGGCGTTCGAACGCGGGCGGGCGGCGCAGTGGCACCTCGAGTTTCCCGCCTATCCGACCGAAGGGTGCGCCGGCTACACCAACTGCCGCTGCTGGTGGGGCATTGAGGAGTTTCCCGATCGGGTCGAGCTGACGTGGAACGCCGTCGGGGATGAGCGGACGTGCGACTGGTGCGATGCCAATTCGCAAGAGTACGACCCGTACATCATCCTCAAGGGGACGTGATAGAGTACGCCTAACACACAACAGAGCCCTTTCGAGGCCGGATGGTTTTTGCCACCGGCCTCGTTGCGTTGATGGGGCGCCAGAGATGAACCTGCCAGAGACGTTCAGACTCGCAGAATCGGACCTGCCCGATTCCTGCTTCGCCTACGTGCCCGACGACGCGAAGGGCGCCGATGGCAGTAAATCCCTGCGCAAGTTACGCCTGTGCAATATGAGTGGCGAGTTGGATTGCGGCATTATCGGGGCCGCAATGGCCGCCTTTAGTGCGGGTGGCTTTCGCGGCAACCGGGTGCAACTGCCCAGCGGTGCGGTGGCCGGGGCCAAGGCGAAAGTCCGCTCGGCTCGCAACCGGGCCAAGTGCGAAGGTGACCTGCCCGATCATATGACGGCCGCCGAGGATGACGCCGAGGAGCGGCCGTCGCGGGACTATCTGGCGGCGCTCAAGGGCAAACTCAAGGAGTTGCTCGGCGTCTCGATCTCGGAGGAGGACTGGACGGCGGCCCATCGCCACGCGATGAGTCACGCCGGCGGCAAGGCGACGTCCCGCAAGCGGCAGGCCGATGCGGCCCAGGCCCGCGCCCACGCCGAGCAGCACCCCGAGTTGGTGGTCGGCTGTGACTACTGCGCCGGCATGGACATCACGAAACTGCCGAAGGACGACGAGCGCGTCAGCTTCACCCATCAGGCCAGTGGCGATCGCACCTGCTACGGCTGCCGCTTCTATCGCTGGGGGGGGTGCAATCTCGTCGAGGGCACGATCGAGGCCGATGATCTGTGCGATCTGTGGCTCGGGCCGGTGCAGACGATGCCGGCGACCGCCACCCCGCCGATGCAGGTGTATGCCGCGGCGGATCACGACGCGGGCGCCTGGCGCCTCTTCGTCGAGCAAGCCTTCGCCGAGGTACCGGAGTGGATCAACGTGCTGCCGAAACCCGGTGTCTACAGCCACCCCAGCTACGGCAAGATCGCCATCACCGCCGATCGCAACGCCCGGTTCGTCACCAACTTCGCCTCCAGGGTCTATCAGGAAAACCTGCCGATCACGCTTGATCTCGAGCACAACTCCAAACTCAGTGGCTCCGTCGGCTACTTCAAGGAGCTGAAAGTCGCCGACGACGGCTCGGTCGAGGCGCGGGTCGAGTGGACGGATCGGGGGCGGGAGCTGATCGAAGGGGACGCCTTCAAGTACTTCTCGCCGGAGTGGTTGGAGGTGTGGCGCGATCCGCTCACCGGGCAGGCGTACGAGGATGTGCTGATCGGGGGAGCCGCCTGCGTACGCCCATTTTTCAAAGAGTCGGCGTTGCGGCCGCTGGTGGCGAGCGAGGGCGGGCTCGAGGCACCGGACGGGGCATGGCCGGCCGACGTGATCGTGGTGCGCCGCCTGGGGGTCGTGAAAGACCTGTCGGCGGCATCGGAAGGAGTCACCGTGACGGAACGAGAGAGCGTGCAGCTCACCGAGGATGAGATCCGTGAGTTTCGTGAGCTGAAGGCCAAGGATGCCGAGCGCGAGGCCGAGCGCAAGCAGATGGCCGAGCAGATCGCCCGGCTCGAGGACGAGCGCCAGACGAGCCGCTTCACCGAGCTGGTCCGCGGCCGCGTCGAGGCCGGCGACGGGGCGGTGTGGCACGGCGGGATCGAGGAGAACGTCGCCTCGCTCAAGCGCCTGGCCCACGCCTTCGGCGAGGAGTCGGACGAGTTCAAGGCTGAGGTCACGTTGCGCCAGGCCACCGCCAAGACGCTGAAAGAGAGTCATCTCTTCAAGCCGGTTGGCAGCCGGGAGCACGCGGCGCCGATGGATGATCCGGCTGCCGAGGCCGATCGGTTGGCCGCGGAGTTGGTGCGGGGCAACACCACCCTCACCTACAAGCAGGCGCTGGCCCAGGTCTTTGCCGAGCGCCCGGAGTTGTATGACGCCCGGCGGGTGTCCGGCTTTAGCACGCTCGAGCGCTAGACCGCGCAGGCGGGCAGGGAGATGACCGATGGCAATCGAGCAGTATGGCTTTGACGATCAGTCCTACGTGGCCGGGGCCGATCTACGCCTCAAGCAGTACTACATCCTCGAAGAGGCCAACACCGGGGCCGTGACCGTGACCAACGCCGCCACCGACCGGCCCGTCGGCGTCCTGCAGAACAAACCGAATACCGGCGAGGCGGCGCAGGTGCGCCAGACCGGCATCACCAAGTGCGTCAGTGATGGCACGACGCCGATCGCCATCGGCGATCCGGTCGGCACCAATAACGCCGGCAAATGCATCAAGAAATCGACCGACAAGGACATCGTCATCGGCTACTCGAAGTCGGCGAGCAGTGCCGATGGCGTCGTCATCAGTGTCGATATGAGCTTCAAGCGCGATTTGGCGGTCTAGCAGCCGGCGCGGCTGACGTCAGGAGGATTCGTATGCCAAACCCGACAAGCCGCGATCTGCATGTTGACCAACTGCTGACCAACATCGCAATCGCCTACACGAACGGCGCCTATATCGCCGATCAGATTTTCCCCATCGTGCCGGTGCGCAACCAGGGCGGTCTGCTGCCGCTCTTTGACCAGGCGGCCTGGTTCCGTGACGAGGCGCAGCTCCGCGCCGTCGGCACGCGCTCGGTCGGCGGCGGCTTTGGCGTCAGCACTGCCACCTACTTCTGCCCCCGCTACAGCTTCCGTGACGAGATTTACGACGAGGTGCGCGATAACGCCGACTCCGGCTGGGATCTCGAGGCCACCGCGGTCGAGTTCGTCATGGACAAGGTCGCCATGCGGCGCGAGGTCAACTTCGCCACCAACTTCTTCAAGATCGGCGTGTGGGGCAATGACGACACCGGCGGCACCGACTTCACGCAGTGGAGCGACTACGCCTTTTCGACCCCGCTCGTCAATCTCACCGACTACATGGCTGAGGTGGGGCTGCGCACCGGCCAGGGCGGCGACGTGCTGGTGATCGGCGAGGATGTCTGGAACAAGCTCCGCTGGCACCCCGATCTGGTCGAGACCATCAAGTACACCGAGCGCGGCATCCCAACGCAGGAACTGCTGCAGGCGGCCACCGGCTTTCGCAAGATTCTGGTGGGCTCGGCCATCTACACCGCCGATCCCGAAGGGACCGCCGAAAGCTCCGTCACCTACACCCGCATCTGGGGTAAGCACGCACTCATCTTGCGCGTGCCCGATCGCCCGTCGATGCGCGTGCCGGCCGCGGGCTACACGCCCACCTGGGCTAGAGTGCCGAACAGCCTGAGTTACATCGTGCGCCACCGCGATGATGAACGCGAGACAGACATCATCGAGGCCAACACCTATTTCGACCAGCGGGTGACGTCGGCGCGAGCAGGGACGTTCCTGCAAAACGTCGTCGCTTAGGAGTCGCGCTGTGCCGACCGTCAACAAGCGCGTCTGGGCCAGGCGAGCCTTTCAGTACGGGCCGCACGATTTGGACCGCGGGCAAATCTTCGAGCTGATGGATTCGCCCCGCGACGAGTTCCTGCTGTCCCGGGGGTATCTGGAGATTGCCCCGAAAGAGCAGCAGGTGCGCTGCGGCGAGTGCGGCGCAGAGTTTGTCGACCACTTGATGCTGCGCGGTCACGGCGACAAGCGCCATCAGGTGCGCAGCGACGAAGAGCAGCAACTCTTTGATCGTCGCCAGGCCGCTCGGGAGGACGCGCTGGCCCCGATTCGCACCGGAGCCTAGGAGGATACGATGCCTGATCCCTCAAGCTACATCGCGGAAAAGCTCGGACAGAAGGTGCACAGAGGCGCGGCCACCTTGCCGCAGTCGGCGGCGGCGGCCATCTTCACCATCAGCGGCGGCCGGGTGCTGCTCAACGGCATCATGGGCAACGTCACGGTAGCGATTCAGAACCAGGCGTGTAACACCAAGCTCACCGCCAACCCGACGGCGGCCACCGTGGCGAGCACGGATTTGTGTGCCGTCGCCAGCATCGCCAACAACCCCGTTGGCACCAACTACGGCATCAGCGGCACGCTGAGTGCCGCGCTGCAAATCGGCGGGGCCGTGAGCGTGCCGCCGACGCCCATCATCCTCGAGACGGGCACGATTGATCTCGACTGCGCCGCGAGTAACACCGGCTCGGTCGAGTGGGACGTCTGGTATTTGCCGCTCGACGCGGGGGCAAAGATCGTCGCCGCGTAGAGCGCAACGTCGACAGCATACGGGAGGACTTCATGGCTGGAACAACAGGGGCGACAGGGCCAACGGGATCGACCGGGACAACTGGCGACACCGGGACAACGGGATCGACCGGGGCGAGCGGATCGACCGGGGCGAGCGGATCGACCGGGCCAGCGCCCATGCCGGCGGTGGTGCCATCCATTGACGAAACCGAGGCGGCGCGGGTCGATCTCTCCGAGGTCGACGTGGAGTTGCCGGCCTGGCACCCTGGCCCAGCGCCCGCGGCATCACGACCGCTGGCGGATGACGCCAAGATGAGCACGCTTGAGGAGTCTGGTGAGTCTTCCCCGAGCTGATTTGATCGCGGCCGTCACCGGCGATCTGGGGCCGGTGATTACCCTGGCCGGCTTTAGCCGCACCGACGTCACCGGCGGCATGAAGGAGCCGGCCGATAAGACGTTTCTGGCGATGGGCGTGCCGTACGGCGCCATCGCCAGTACCCCCGCCGCGGACGGCAGCGAGACGCAGGCGATCGCGTACCTGTCGTACTTCACGCTCGAGAAGGCGTGGGCGGCGGTGGCGGCGAAAGCCGACGTCACGGCCGGCACGGCTGGCATCAAGGGCAGTCAGCAGTACGAGCACGTCAAGGAGTTGCTGGCGCGATGGGTGACGATCGCGCAGCAATTTGGGCTGGAAATCCCCGGAGCGGATGGTGGCACCGGCAGTGGCTTCGTGCCAATCCCCTACGCCGGTGGCGTGAGCCAGGCCGATTACCAGACGGTGGCGGCTGACGCCGATCGCATGCCGCCGATGTTCCAACCGCGCTACAGCGTCTGGGTGTCGCCGGAGGTGGCGACGTGAGTACGCCGGCCATCGACGACGCCCTGATGGCGAGCGTCAGCCGCGACCTGGGCGTGCTGCGCTCCGATGTCTGCGTCATCCGTCGCCCGCTCACCACCCGTGACGCCGGCGGGGCACCGATTGACGGGTGGTCAAGTAGCGCCCCGGTCGACTGCCGCGTCGACGTGGCCGGCACCCGCCCGATTGAGCGGGTGATGGGCGGCACGTTTGCCCCCGATGCCGATTACCTGATCAGCTTCCCCGTCGGCACCGACGTCGACAACGACGATCAGATCGACGCCCGCGGTGTCACGTACGACGTGATCACGGTGCTCAACACCACCTATGCCTTCGAGACGACCGCGGCCTGCAGGACATCGAGCTAGGGATGGACACGCATGACGGCCCCGTTCAATACCCTGGCGGTGATCGAGCAGTTTCTCTACAGCAAACTCAGCGGCGACCCGGTGCTGGCGACGCTGATGCCGCCCGGTGCCTTTTATCCCCGCTACAGCCCCAACGGGGTGGCCGGTATCCACGTCATCTACCAGTTCATCGGCCCGGATGGGGGGCGGGCGGCGATCCCGATGGGTCAGGGCATCGGCATGATGGAGGTCGACTACGTGCTTACGGCCTGGAATCCGGGCCAGAGCCTGCAGGCGCTCGCGCCCGTGACGATGCGCATTCAGGAGATTCTCACCGGCCCGGCGCTGCGGGGCGCCAACTTCGTCTTTACCGATTCGTTTGGCACCGGCTGGGTGATTTGGGTGCGCTACGGCGGGCCGGGGATCGTGGCACCGGAAACCAACCCGGCCTGGCAGCCGAGCGCCGACATCTACCGGATCAATCTGCGGCAGAACGCCGCCTAAGGAGGGCGAGATGACCGATGCGGCCCAGCCACAGGATCAGGCGACAGCGACGGTGGTCTACCGGATCGTGCTGCCAGACGGGCAAGAGCACGCCTGGCACGGCACCGTCGAGGCGCTGCGCACGGCCTATCCGAAGGCACGGGTGACCGGCGAGTTGCAGCTCGACGCATCCGGCAAGGGGGTGTGGCTGGCGTACGAGGGTAGCGACGCGGAGCCCCCGTCGTATGAGGCGATGACGGCCGAGCAACTCAAGACGGCGGCTGCGGCCCGCGGGGTGGAGGTCCCGGCCAAGGCCACCAAGGCCGATCTGGTGGCGCTGCTCAACGCGGCTGATGGCGCGGCCCCAACGCCCGCCCCAGCCCCCGCCGCGGCGGCACCGGCCGCGCCGGCCGAGCCCGCCGCCGAGGCGAATGCCTGATGGCTGCCGCGTTTCACGTCCAGATTGTCGTCAAGAAAAACAAGTTCGGTGCCTGCTCAGCCATCATGAGCAAGGCCGTCGCCCAAGCCTTCGCCCAGCTTGGTGAGACGTCGCTCAAGGACATGCAGGCTCGCACGCCGGTGCTCACGGGAGCGCTGCGGGCCAGTGAGACGATGTCGGCCGGTCCCACTGAGTTGCGGCTTACCGCCGACACCGACCACTGCGTCTACGTTGAGTTCGGCACGCGCAAGATGGCCGCAGAGCCGTACATGCGGCCCGCCGTCGCCAACTGGGGCGGGCAAGTTGGTGGCCTGATCAGCCAGTACGCAGAGCCGGCCTTCGATGCCTTGTGAGCACGGTGGTGGCGGCCGAGCGCCGATCGAAACTCGGGCGGGTGCCGGTGGTGCCGTGGGTGCGGTGCGCCGACCCGAAGTGTGACAAGGTGCTGGCGCAGCGCCGGCTGCCCTGGCGCGGCGATCCGGTGTGGATTCAATGCCGGCGGTGCGGGGCGATGAACCGCGTCGACCACCGCGGCGCGAGGATCGTGGAGCAGGCGGGCGACGACTAACCGCTCGCCCGCAATCGAAAGGAGGCCGGAGCCCTTGAGGCCGGAGCCCTACAGGTAAGGAGCTTCGGCCATGACGAACGTTTATCCGTTTCAGGGGGCGGAAACCCGGCTCGTCCAAGAGACGGCCTATGGCGTCACGCCGGGCTCGCCCTCCTTCGTCCGACTCAATGGCTTCGGCGTCACGCTGGGCGCGACGATCGAAACCGATCCCTTCGCCCCTCCCGGCGCGATGGTGCCGACGATCGTGCTCATCAACGACGACTACGCCACCGGCGCCGTCGACGGCCGGGTCGACTACAACTCGATGGCGTTCATCCTCAGTGGCCTCTTTGGCAACCCCACCATCACCTCACTCGGTGGCGCCCCCACCGCCTACCAGTGGGTCTGGACGTGGAACGGCCGCCGGCCCAACCGGCCGATTAGCTACACCGTCCATTACGGCTTTGCCGAATCGGCCGACGTGGTGACGGGGTTTATTTTCAACACGATGGACATCGGCGGCGGGCGAGCGGACGGCTTTACCGTCACCGGCGACGGGCTCGGCAAGGCGGCCACCGCGGGCTCCGCACTGGGCGGTATCACCAACGAAGTGCAGACGCTCACCGGCACCACCGTCACAGCCGGCAACTTCAAGCTC